CAGATCTGGCCAACAGCATCATCGCTGACATTGCTCGCATCGCGATCCGGCAGGCCATCATCAAGCCATTGGTAGGTGGCGTGATGGATATCTTCAATATCAAGCCGAGCGCCATGGGCAACGTCTTCGCCCAGAACGGCATCCAGAAGTTCGCCCGTGGCGGCATCGTCGACAAGCCGACGATGTTCCCCTTCGCCAAGGGCATCGGCCTAATGGGTGAGGCCGGACCTGAGGCGATCATGCCATTGCGCCGCGGCCGTGATGGCCGGCTTGGAGTACAGGCCACCAACGGTGGCGGTGGTGTGAGCGTGGTGGTGAATGTTGACGCCAGCGGCACCAGCGTCCAAGGTGATAACGCCAAGGGCGCCGAGTTCGGCCGGGCAATTAGCGAAGCCGTCAAGAATGAGATCGTGATTCAGAAGCGCCCAGGAGGCTTGCTCAACTAATGGCCACCTTCTCCTACACGCCCAGCTTCGAAGCCACTGAGATCAGCAAGCCTCGGGTGGTCACCTTCGAGGCAGGTGATGGCTACCAGCATCGCGTCGGCTTCGGCCTGCACCGCAATGGCAAGGAGTGGCAGCTCAACTTCCTGAACCGCACCGATACCGAGCGCGATAACATCACGGCCTTCTTGGATGCCCGAGCTGGCGTCGAGAGCTTCGACTGGACCCCGCCTAGCGGCACTGCTGGCAAATACATCTGCAGGGAGTGGCAGACCACGCTGCGCTCCTGCAACTTCAACAACATCACTGCCACCTTCATCGAGGTGTATGAGCCGTAGCCATGGCGATCCCCGTCTCAGAGCTACAGAAGATCGCGCCGAGCAGCATCATCGAGTTGTTCGAGCTGCAGCTTGTCACTGCGCTGCATGGCAGCAACACGGTGTATCGCTTCCACGCCGGCAGCAATATGAACGCCAACGGTGAACTGGTCTGGAACAGCAACAGCTATCAGCGGTTCCCGGTCGAGGCTGAGGGATTTGAGTACACCGGCACCGGCAGCCTGCCGCGGCCGAAGATCAAGGTGAGCAATATCCTCGGCAGCATCAGCACGATCTTGGCAACGGTCAACACGACCACCGCTGGCAACGATCTGACAGGGGCAACGCTGACCAGGATCCGCACGATGGCGCGCTACATCGATGGCGCCAACTTCACCGGCGGAACCAACCCCTACGGCACACCGGATCCAACGGCTGAGTTCCCACGGGAGGTCTATAAGATCGCGCGCAAATCATCCGAGAGCCGGCAGATAGTGGAGTTCGAGCTGGCCGCGGCGTTTGACTTGGTAGGTGTGCGGGCGCCGAAGCGGCAGTGCATCGCCAACATCTGCCAATGGGTCTACCGCTCGACAGAGTGCGGTTACACCGGCAGCAACTACTTCAGCGTCAACGACGAGCCTGTAAGCGGTTTGGACAATGATGTGTGCGGCAAGCGCCTAACCAGTTGTAAGTTGCGGTTTGGGGCAACCTCTGAACTGCCCTATGGCAGCTTCCCTGGAATCGGCGCCTACACCGTATGAGCTGGAAAACTGACGCGCTCAAACACGCCAAGCAGGAAGATCCGCGTGAGGCTTGCGGCTTGGTGGTGGTTATCAAAGGCCGTCGTCGGTATTGGCCTTGCTGCAATCTGGATCAAGACGGCGCACAATTTGTCCTCTCTCCTGAGGACTACGCCGCTGCTGAGGATGCTGGCGAGGTGGTGGCCATCTTCCATAGCCATCCGGTCACATCGCCGGCGCCCAGCCAGCCGGACCTGATCAGCATCGAGGCCACCGGCTTGCCGTGGTACATCGTCAACCCGAAGACCGAAGCCTGGTCTGAAACGCATCCCACTGGCTACAAGGCACCACTGATTGGTCGGAGCTGGGTGTGGGATGTGAGCGACTGCTGGACGTTGGTGCGTGACTGGTATGGCGAGCACGGCATCGATCTGCCGGATTGGGATCGCCCGGCCACCCATGCGGACTTCGAGGTGCAGCCGCTATTCGATGGTTTCTGGAAGGATGCTGGCTTCTATCAACTGCCGGAGGAGGAGCCGCTGCAATTTGGCGATGGCCTGCTGATGAACATCGAAGGCAGTGGCCTCAACCACTGCGGTGTGTATATCGGTGATCAGTTGGTGCTGCACCATCTCCGCGGTCGCCTCTCGAGCCGGGATCTGTACGGCGGTTGGCTGCAAAATTGCACCGGCCGTAGACTTCGCCATCGCGACGCCGATAAACTGACCGAAGGCTGAGAACTGCCATGCTGCGCGAGATCCGAGTGTATGGGCAGCTAGCCAAGTTCCTCGGACGGCGCAAGTTCATGGCGGCCGTTGATAGTGCAGCAGAGGCGATCCGATTCCTGCTGGCCAACTATCCGCAGGTCGAGCGGCACATGTGCCAAGACGGGCGGCATTACCGCGTGATGGTCGGCGATCATGCCGCAGGAATGGAGGAACTGCACGGACCTGCTGGCAGCAATGCGATCAAGATCATTCCGGTGATCGGCGGTGCTGGTGGTGGTGTGGGGCAGATCCTTGCTGGCGTTGCGTTGGTTGCTGCAGCGATCTTCATCCCTGGCCTTGGCCTTGGCCTTGCTGGTGCCACCGTCACCAAGATCGGTCTGCTCGGTGGTGCTCTGATCCTGGGCGGCATCTCGCAGGCGCTGACGCCAACGCCAACGCTGGCAGCATCCAGCACCTACAGCGGACCACAAGGCACCACCAACACCGAGATGGATCCGCAGAAGTCCTACAGCTTTAGCGGGATTCAGAACACCAGCCGAGCAGGTGTGCCGCTGCCCCTAGCGTTCGGTGAAGTGATCTGCGGCTCCGTGGTGATCTCGGCCGGCATCGACACCGTGCAGATAGAAGCATGAGCGAACTGATCCGTGGCGCAGGTGGTGGTGGCGGCGGCGGCGGTGGTACAACCGTCGTCCAGCAGACCGTTGTCGCACCAACTCGGACACCAGTTCGCGATCCCGACACACTGGCCTCGAAGCAATATGCGACGTTCGTCGACCTGCTGAGTGAAGGCGAGATTGAAGGCTTCCCATCGGCCGCGGCCTATACGCGCGGCACTGATGACTACAACCGGGCATTGCTTAAGGATGTATTCCTGAACGGCACGCAGATCCTGCGGCAGGGTGCTGATGCGACCAATCCGCAATCTGCCGACTACAACTTCCAGAACGTCACGCTGCAGGCTCGCTACGGCACACAGGCGCAGACCTACATCCCCGGCTTCTCCGATATTGAGCGAGAAAGCAGTGTTCAGGTAAAGGTCGAGCAGGCCACACCGATCACGCGCACCATCACCGACACTACGGTCGACGCTGTTCGAGTCACCATCACGGTGCCGCGGCTTGAGCAATACACCGATGAGGGTGATGTGCGTGGCACCAGCGTCAACCTGCAGATCCGAGTGCAATACAACGGCGGCGGTTACACCACCGTCATTGATGACACGATCGCAGGCCGCACCGCTGATCAATATCAGAAGGACTACAAGATCAGCTTCACCGGCTCCTTCCCGGTTGATGTGCGCGTGGTGCGCATCACGGCCGACAGCCTCGACACCAACCTGCTCAACGACTTCTACTGGTCGAGTTACACCGAGATCACTGAGCAAAAACTAAAATACCCCAACAGCGCCCTGGTTGCGATGCGCCTGGATGCTGAACAGTTCAGCAGCATCCCCAGCCGCACCTATCGCGTCCGTGGGATGAAGGTGCAGATCCCGAGCAACGGGACTGTGAATCAGACCACCGGCGCCATCAGCTACGCCGGCGCATGGGATGGCACCTTCGGCGCTGCGGTCTGGACTTCAGATCCAGCTTGGATCCTCTATGCACTGCTGACCAATACCCGCTGGGGACTAGGCGATCACATCACCGCCAGCCAGCTCGACAAGTTCGCCTTTTACTCCGCCAGCCAGTACGCATCAGCCACTGTCGACGATGGTTTCGGTGGATTCGAGCCGCGGTTCTCCTGCAATGCCCTGATCCAGAACCAGGAGGAGGCTTACAAGCTGATCAACGATTTGTGCTCCGTCATGCGGGTGATGCCGTACTGGAGCACCGGCAGCCTGACGATCAGCCAAGACAAGCCGGCCGATGCCAGCTATCTATTCACGCTGGCCAATGTCAGTGCTGATGGCTTCACCTACACCGGCTCGGATC